AGGTTTAGTAACACACTTGATCCAGACAAAAATGTTTACGGAGATATAAATACTTTTGCTCAACCCGATGAGATTACAAATTACATACAAGGTTTAGCTCAACCAGAAGATAGAACATATTCATATGGTATTCCTCAAAATGAAGAAGGCAATAAATATATGGATTTGGCTAAAGGAGGCCTTGCTTCAATGTTTAGACAAAATGCTTTAGGGGATTATTTTTAATGGCTAAAGATAATGCTCTTCATAAAATAGAATCTCACGAAAAACTTTGCAGAATTATGCAAAAACAAACTCACGACAAAATGTATCAATTAGAAAATCAAATTACACGAATAGAAAGAATACTATTAGTATCAGTAGGGGCTTTAATTACAGGTCTTGGTGGTGTTATTTTAGTGCTCTTGCAAAAATTATAATCATACTTATATTAACCTTAGGTTGCTTTTAGGAGGACCTATAAATAAACTGTCTAACAAGGAGGTTAATATGACAAATCTAAGTACGTTCCTAAACCATAGTATAGGCTTTGAAGATATCTTCAATCGCTTTAACTTTATATCAAACACAAACACAAGTTTTCCGCCTTTTAATATAAAAAAAGTTGGAGAAAATAAATACACACTAGAAATGGCTTTGGCTGGATACTCTAAAAAAGATATCAAAGTAGAAGTTGTTAATCCTAGTGTTTTAATCATAGAAGGATCTTCATTAAAAAATGAAGGTGATTTTGTGCATAAAGGGATTGCTGAGCGTTCTTTTAAAAAACATTTACAGCTACAAGAGTATGTAGAATGTAGAGGTGCAAAATTAGAAGATGGTATGCTTAAAATACAATTGGAATACAGTCCGCCTGAGAATAAAAAAAATAAAGTTATTAAGATTGATTAAATCCAATCTTTAAGTTCGTCACCAGTTATCTGAGTGGCAATGTTCATCTTATTTCGCAGAGCCTTAACTATTTTTTCATCAATAGTGTTCTCTGCGATAAGATCAATGTAAGTCATTTTTTTAGTTTGACCTGCTCTATTAATCCTAGCTTCAGATTGAATTCTTTTTTCATAATCATAACCGTTAGCATAATATACCATTGTGTTTGCACCAGTTAAAGTTATTCCATATCCTCCAGTTTGAGGAGTACCAATTATAAATCTTACTTTACTATTTTTATCTTGAATTTGTTTTATGGCATTTTGTCTGTCTTCAGTTGTAGTATCTCCATAATAAGTAACATAAGATTCTTTACCAAAAGTTTTTTCTACTGCTTCAATTATAGAAGCAATATCATTTCTGTAATGTGCCCAAATAACAGCTTTATTTTCTACTTCTTGAAGTATACTTATTAAAGCATCTAATCTTTCGTTTTTTATTTTTTTAATACTTCCATCATCTGCTGTAAAGTGACCACAAGTAATTTGATGTAATCTCATTAATTGAGTCATTGCAGATTTAGTGGTCATCATTTTACCATCCATTTCTGTCAATGCAATTTGTTTCATTTGATCATATAGTTTTTGTTGTTCAGGTGTTAAATGTATTATTCTTTTTACATAAGTGTAATCAGGTAAATCTAAACAATCTTCTTTTAAAACACGATATGAAAAATTCTCTAATTTTTCTGACAACTCCCCAAGGTTTCTATAACCTGTTACTATTTGAACAGAACGTCCACCAAAGTTTGCTGTCTTCATAACAGCATACCTAGTTCTAAAAGCATAATAAGAAGAGAAATCTAATAGGAACTCATCTAAAAATTCACATTGTTTATAAAGATCCAAAGGTGATTTAGTAACAGGAGATCCAGTAAGTATCCTTCTATATTTTGCATACTTTCCCAGTGCTACAATAGCTTTAGTTCTTTTAGCTTCAGGATTTTTTATTGTTGTAGACTCATCAATTGCCATCATAGTCTCATGACTATTTAAAAATTTAGCAGCAAACGTTAAACCTTTTTTTGTTGAAAAAGCTTCTACATTCATAATTAAAACATCTAACCTATCTGATGTTTCAAAAAGGGAAGATAATTTTTTTTCTTGAGTTTGGTTAATTAAAGCTTTCCATAAAACAATGTTTTTTTCAATGTGTTCTACCATGTGAATAGGTATTTCTGAATCATACCAATTTTGGTAAACTCCTTTTGGTGCTATAATTAACAGACCATTAATTTTACCTTTATCATAAAGCATAGATGCATTATCTATTAATACTTTAGTTTTTCCTGTACCCATTTCCATAAAATAGGCATATGCTTCTTTATTCCACGACTTTTCCAATGCTACAATTTGATGAGCATAAGGTTTAGTTTTAAACTTATAGTTTATCATAATAATGTTACCAATTTCTTTCTATTGACTTCTTATATATAAAAATGCTACATGTCAATGATCGATGAAAGAAAATTTAAATTATCAAGATTTAAAAAGTATACATAAAACTATTGTATATGTGACACAAGAATTACCTGGAACACAAGCAGGTAAACCTAAATTTAATATTATTGGTGCACAAAAATATGGACAAATTGTCACACTTTTACCTGAGTTTTCACAAATTATATTATCACCAGGTCCTTTAATTTTTAAACTAAGAAAATTATTAAGAAACTATACAGATAAAGATTATTTATTATTAACAGGAGATCCTGCTATTATTGGAGTAGCTTGTTCAATTGTTGCTGAAAAAACAAACGGAAAGTATAATTTATTAAAATGGGACAGGCAAGAACATACTTACTATCCAGTACAAATAAATTTATATGAAAAAGGAGACATAGAGGATTGACATTGATAAAATAATTGTTTATACAAAATTAGAAAGTTAAAAATAAAACAAGGAGAAGAAACATGAACCAAATAAACTTTGAGCAAGATAAGACAGAGGCAATAAACCAAACTAATGATGTAAAGTCATTATCAGAACAAGTCCTTAAACTTCGTAATTTAGAAGATCAAATAAAAAATACTGAGGACAATTTAAAAAAACTAAAAAAAGATGCAGATCTTCTTTCAGGAGAAATCATACCTACTATGATGACTGAAATGAATATATCTACTTTAAAATTAGCAGACGGATCAGGAGTTGAGATTAAACCCGTCTACGGTGCTTCTATTCCTATTGATAGGAAAGAAGAAGCATTTAACTGGCTTCGTAGTAATGACCTGGGTGACCTTATTAAAAATGAGGTTACTGTTTCCTTTGGTCGTAACGAGGATAACAAGGCCCTGGCTTATGCCAACCTTGCACAAGGTCAAGGATTTCAACCCTTCCAGAAGTTAAAGGTTGAACCCATGACACTTAAAGCGTTGGTTAGAGAGCGTATCGAATCTGGAAAAGATATGCCCTCTGATCTATTTAATGTGTTTGCAGGAAACAAAACCAAAATAACAAGAACATAATAAGGAAGAAAATGGAAAAACAAAACATGAAAAAAGAAACATCTGACGTAGCTAATAAAGCTACGGCGGGTGCAGTGTCTGCTAGTATATTCGAATCAGACGCAAACAAAGGATTAGGAAACATTGGTCATGATGATTTAATGCTACCTTTTCTTAAGATACTTGGACAATTATCTCCTGAAGTAAATAAGAGAGACGGTAAATATGTTGAAGGTGCAGAACCTGGCAAAATTTATAACTCTGTTACTGGAGAATTGTTTGATGGTGAAAAAGGGGTACAAGTCATACCTTGTCATTACAAATTAGAATATATTGAATGGCAAGACAGAGGCGAAGGCTCAGGTGCTCCAGTAGCAATTCACCCTTCATCAAGTGATATCTTGACTCAAACAAAAAGAGACGGATCGTATAAAGATAGATTACCAAATGGTAATTATATTGAAAAAACGGCAAGTCATTTTGTTATAGTAAACAGTACTAGTCCTTCTACGGCTTTAATTGCAATGAAATCAACGCAATTAAAAATAAGTAGAAAATGGAATAGTATGGTTTCATCAATTAAGATGGAAGGTAAAAATGGTATGTTTACACCCGCATCTTATAGCCACACTTATAAGTTAAGAACTGTACAACAATCTAACGATAAAGGTACATGGTTTGGATGGGAAATTAGTAAAATTGGTCCAGTTGAAAATACAGCTATATACCAACAAGCTAAAAGTTTTTCTGAAAGTGTTTCTAAAGGAGACATTCAAGTTAAACATGGTGAAACTGCTAGTGGTGAAAAACAAGAAAAATCTCACTTCTAATATTATCTAACGTTAAAATTGTATGGGCGATAATATCGCCCATACGCATGATAAAAAATGATTGAAGAAAAATTTATAAAAAGTTTTACAGGATTAGAAAGAAATTTTGGTACTGCGGATTTAAAAAAAAGCGAAATAGATTCAGCTACTGGTAAGTTGAAACCTGTTTATTTTTGGGCCCATAGACATTTATCAAAACAAAATTACTTAAGTCATTTAAGCGGAGAAATTTCTATTGGAATTCAACCTTGTGATGATAAAGGAATGGCAAAATTTGGTGCTATTGATATAGATGATAAGCAACATAGTTATAAAAATTTTCCATACAAACAATATTTAGATATTATATCTGAACATAAATTACCTTTAGTACCTGTTAAATCTAAAAGTGGTGGTTTACATTTATACGTATTTTTAAAAGAACCTGTAAAAGCAGTGTTTATAAGAAATTTTTTAGAGAAGTTTTTATTTATTTTAAAACTTCCAACTAACATTGAAATATATCCAAAACAGACAGAACTAGGAAAAGATTCAGATGGTGAATGGGTAAATGGTCAGTTTATTAATTTACCTTATTATAACAAAACAGAAAGAACAGGTTTTAATTTAGATGGTACAGCTTTTACTTTTGAACAATTTGTAGAAGTAATAGAAGCTAATACATTTACTGCTGATGAATTAGAAGAAATAGGAATTGATCACACTAGAAAATTATTACAAGGTGGGTCAGAAGAATTTAACGATGGACCACCTTGTTTAGGAATTTTAACTAAAAGTAAATTAAGAGATGGAAGAGACAGATTTTTATATAATTATGCAGTGTTTGCTAAAAAGAAATATCCTGATAATTGGGAACAAATGGTTATTGCTGCTCCAGCTAAATATTTTGAGACGGATGCAAATGGTATTATAAGTTGGACAGAAGAAAAAACAAAAAAGAAATTAAAATCTTGGAATAGAGAGATTAAAGGACATACATGTAATGAAGATCCAATTCAGGCAGTTTGTTTAAAGGCAGAATGTAGAAATAGAAAATTTGGATATATATCAGATAAGAAAAAAATATTTCCAGCTTTATCAGGTTTACAGAAAATAACTTATTCTGAACCTCAATACACATTTAATGTAACTTTAAATGATGGCCAAACAACCAAAGAAGTTAGAGCAAAAACTATTAAACAAATAATAATGCAAGATGAGATAAGAGCAATTATAGGTAATGCAGCTGGAATAATACCTCCTAAGATTAAAGCAACAGAATTTCAAGATGTACTAGATACATTATTTCCCCCAAAGATGACTACATCTCCTCCAAAAGGAACTACAGATGAAGAATTATTAACAGAGTATTTAACTGATTATTTAAAAGGAGCCAAAGCAGAAAATTTTGCTTCTTTTAAAAGTGGTGCAACTTTAATAGAGGATGGAGAAGCTTATTTTGTTTATAAAAATTTTTATAATTCTCTTAAAAACAAAGATTGGAAAATAGATAAATCAATAACTGCAGAAATAATGACTCGTTTATTTAAAGCAGATTTTGGTATTTTAAAAAGATTTCCTAAGAAAAAAGACTCTGATCCAGATTATACAGCAGTTAGAGTTACTCAAGTTCCTGCTAATCTTAAAGAACTTGAAACAGCAGAACCTGAGTTAATTCCTATAACTGGAAAAGATGATATATTTTAATGATTAAAAAAATATTTGGTCCTCCAGGAACAGGAAAAACAACAACTCTATTAAATTATGTAGAGTCATATATAAAAAAAGGTACTCCATTACATAAAATTGGTTATTTTGCGTTTACTAAAAAGGCAGCTAATGAAGCAAAAGATAGAATGTTGGAAAGAAAAACAGAATTATCTAAAAAAGATTTAGTTAATTTTAGAACTCTTCATTCCCTAGCTTTTCATACTACTAGTATGAGTGAGGATAGTGTTATGCAACCCGTTCATTATGAACAGATAGGAAGACAATTAAATTTAAAAGTAACTGACAGTGGAGATGAGAGTGGTTATTTAAGTTTTAACAGTGATTATTTTAAAATTATAAATAAAGCTAGAGTAAAAGGTATATCAGTGGAACAAGAGTTTAATACAAATGAATGGAACAGAGATATAGATTATGAAACATTAGGACATATTTATTTAAATTATAATAATTTTAAAAAAGTTCATACTCTTTATGATTTTAATGACATGATTGAAAAGTTTATTTTTGTGCAAGAAAAATGTAAAGAATTTGATGTTGTTTTTATAGATGAGGCTCAAGATTTATCTCCTATTCAATGGAAGATGTTTGATGTTTTAAAAAAAAAATCAAAAGATATTTATTTAGCTGGCGATGATGATCAAGCTATTTTTGCCTGGGCTGGTGCAGATGTGAATAAATTTTTAAATGAACCTGCAGAAGAAATAGTATTAGATAGATCGGAAAGAGTTCCATTAGCAGTACAAAATATTTCAAATGTTATTTTGGACAGAATAAAAACTAGAAAAGAAAAAAAATACTTAGCTAAAAAAGGATTAGAAGGAAAAGTAGAATACATTTACGATATGGAAAATTTAGATTTAACTAAAAACAAATGGTTAATATTAACTAGAACAGGTTATAGAAGAGATAAGATATGTTCTCAACTAAAAGAAAACAATATGTATTTTAAAAATAAGTTTGGAAAAAGCTATGATTCAAAACTTTACAAATCAATACTGAAATGGGTTGAATTAACCAAGGGAGGTAAAATACTTATTTCTGATTGCAGAGATATATATGATTACTTAAGTGCAAACTATCCTGAAAAACAATTTAAGAATAAAAACGAAATATCAATGGAAGACATTGGTTACAGTAAAGATGACATTTGGTATGAAGTTTTTGTTAACGCTGATCAAGATGAATGTTTTTATATTCGTACTATGTTAGCCAACGGAGAAAAATTATCTCAAGACTCTAGAATAGAAGTATCTACAATCCATGCAGCAAAAGGTGGAGAAGAAGAGAATGTTGTTTTAGTTTTAGATAATACAAGAAAAATAAGAGAGTCAGTAGAATTAAGTAAAGATAAAGAAGATGAAGAACATCGAGTTTGGTATGTAGGTGTTACTAGATCCAAACAAAATCTTTATATTTTAAAATCAACAAAAGAAAGGAACGGTTATTTATTATGACAAATTCAACTGGATTTGAAAAAGCATTTCCACAAGACAGACAAGTAGGAGGAAAACACTATAAAAATTTTACAATTCAACCTTATGAATTTATTTCAAAAAACAATTTAAGTTTTTTTCAAGGTTGTGTTGTTAAGTACGTATGTAGATACTTAACAAAAAATGGTGTAGAAGATTTACAAAAAGTTATTCATTATTGTGAATTAGAAATATTAAAAATACAGGACACAAAAGGAAAGGTTAAAAAATGATACTACCAAAATTTAAGGCACAAACGGAATGGATTGAACCTGAAGAATATCCTGATTTAAGACAATACGATGAAATAGCAATTGATTTAGAAACAAGAGATCCTGATCTTAAAAAAAGAGGATCTGGTTCTGTTATTGGTAATGGTGAAGTTGTAGGTATAGCTGTAGCTGTACCAGGTAAAAAATTTTATTTTCCTATTGCTCACGGATCAGGGCCTAATATGGATAAGAAACGTACTCTAGAGTGGTTTCAAGATATATTAAATACACCTGCCATTAAAATATTTCATAATGCCATGTACGATGTCTGTTGGATTCGACAAATGGGTTTAAAGATTCAAGGACGTATTGTTGACACAATGATTGCAGCATCTTTAGTTGATGAAAATAGATTTCAATATTCTTTAAATGCTATTTCTTGGGATTACTTAGGACACGGAAAAAGTGAAGCAGGTTTAAATGAAGAAGCAAAATCAAGAGGCTTAGATCCTAAAGCAGATATGTGGCA